GCTGAATAGCATCTTCCCATGTTAAATTAACGATGTATCCTTTAAATTCTCTGTTAAACTCCTCTTTTGTCCTTATGGGTTTGTGGTCACGAAGCATCGCTACACGCCCCGGAAGACGATTGCCAACAGGACATATCTCTACCGACTTAAACCTCATGTCTCATGTCTCCTTAACTCAACGGTTTACCGACAACAGACACCTTCCGCTTTACCGGAGTGCCGCTGGCATCTACGCCTTCTTTTTCCTCGGTGATTTCATGCGTCTGATCCTGTTCTTGCAACGCAAACGGCGGGATTTGCAACCCCATCGCCTCAAACATCTCAGCCTGAGCCTGTGGCGGAAACTTCGATGGGTCAATGCTTACGTTGCCCTTGAACTCCATCTCCTTTGGAGGCTGCAACTGCTTCAGCACCGTCATGTGTTCCTGCCAATGAAGTTTGAGGTTCTGCCAAATGGCGTTTTGCTGCTCATCGCCATTCTTCAGCTTGCGCCCAGTCGCGCTTGTCAGCATCCCAAGCGTAATGGCCGCATGAATCATGTGGTTCTCGCTTGTATCCTGGGCCACCGGAACCGTTGAAACCAGCGGCGGCAAACTCTTCTCCATCTGTTGAAGTTGGGCCATCATTTGCTGATGCTGCGCTACCTGCTGCGGGTCAGTCAGTTGAACCTCAATTGCCATTCCAGACTGAATCTGCTGCTGAATCTGCGCCAGTTTTGGATTCGGCACAGGGCCACCGCGCATCAAAATCTCAAACTCGCCCTGCTGCTGCTCAACTGAATCCGCACCCGGCAAATCCAACCCGCTAAGAGATGGGAAACGCGAGAATACCGCCAAGTTGCGCGGGTCAAGCATGATCTGTTGGTAAAGCGATACGTTCCCGCTCTGCTCCAACAGTTCCGCTATCTGCTCTTCTTCTTCAGCCAACGTGCGCGGTATCTCCAATGATTCAGGATGCGTCAGCACGTTTCCTTGCAGCTTTTCAAGTTCAATTTCCAGCTTCGTCTGTCCTGGCAAACTGGCAGATATGTTTGCAACGCGGTTTTCAGCCGCCGATTCAATAGCCTGCAAGCTGGTTGCTGTCACCAAATCGCATAGCGCAGCCCACGGCATCGAAAACACCTGCAATGCCTGATCGCGGCGCAAGCGAGTAGTCTTAAAGACTCCCTGATCGGCCTGTCCGCCAGCCTCACCAAAGGCTGCGGCAGTTCCGCCATCCATCGCCTCTGGTCCGCCTTGAATCAACCATTGAACAAAGCTAAAAATGGCGTCATTCGGCTGCGGGACATTCTCAATTCCAGTCAAGTCCTGAATTCGTAGCCCGTTTGCCTGAGAGAGCATCACAGCAGTAACCTTGCCGGGGTCATTGGACTGAGAGTTCATCAATTGCGTGTCAAGCGGCCCTTCAGCCGCGAACCGGCGAGGCACAGCGGCACGAAAATACCTGTCCAGCAAAGAGATATTCGCGTTTAGAACCTTCTGAAGCGGCAAATAGTTTGTTCCAATCGCCTCACGATTCTGCCCATCTCCCGGCGACGGATGCACCACCTTAACATGCTTTGACATCCGGCAATTGCGAACCATCGCCAGTGTTCCGCCAGCGTTCCATACTTCCAGCCCATCAGGGAACGTCTCATAAAAGACGCGGCGCACGTCCTCATCCTTGATTGCCTCGTACTCGGATGGCCTGAAATACAGAACCGACTCCGTAGCGTCATTCTTGTATGACTCTCCGCTGGAAGAAGATGCCTGTACCGCCAGCCGCACATTGATACGGGCCATTCGAGCAATCTGGTCCGCTCCGTCCGTATCACCGCCAGAACCAATACTGTCTTTTACCCACGGATACTTTGACTTTAACAGGTTGATTCCGGTTTCCCATTGAGCGCGAAGCCATCCCATCTCATGCTCGGTATTCGCCATCAGCGGGACTTTTGACTCTAGCTTTCCGCCTATCCATGTCACTTCCCGGCGAGCCGGGACTTCAGACTGCTCCCCGCCGCCCTGCATTTCAGTCTCCGGCGTCACGCCGTCCTGCTCTGGAGCGCCATAAGTGGCTTGTTGCCGGTCTGGAAGCTCGGTTCCCCATCGCGTCTGGTCTGCCACCGTGTACGTCAGCGCCAGAACGCGATCATCGGTGTAAAAATAGCTTGCTGCTTGAGTAATTGCTGCTTTCAAATCAGCATCTTGAGCGTAAACCTTGAGATACTTTTCAGCCTCTTCCGCCGCCGCCTGGTCCATCGGGTCCGAATCATCCTTCGGAACCACTTCTACGCCCGGAACCTGCCGGCTCAACAGCGCCGTAATCTTTTTGTGACGGGAACCAAAGACGTTACACGCAAACAGCTTCATTGCGTTCTGCGTCTGCATGATGCTGGCACCAGTCGTGCCGCTGGAGCCGCCCCACATTCCCCATCCCTTCCAGCCAGCCGTCAAAAAGTGGTAATTGCGGCGGAAAAGGCGCATCTCCCACGCTTGCAAGACTTCCCACGTTCGCGCAGCGGCGTCGCACTTGCTGATGTTCTGCACAAGTTCATCAATGGCGTTGCCGTAGACCTCGCCAAGCTCATCCGGCCCGTAAACGTCTTCGCCGGTGCAGCACCACGGCGCAAATTTACCCGGCACATAGCCCTCCGGGGGCCACTGCATCGGCGTTAGATGGCCTTGATTCGTCTGGTCAGGCATCGCGTTCCTCTAAAATCGGACAGCCGTTCGGATATATATCGGGACAATTGCTACGCTTTTCCTTCCGCTCTTTCTGCTGCGCGTAAATCCGCTCCCAGTTCTCGCGGTATTGCGCCGTCACCGGCTTTTGATGCTCAAATTCCACGCCTAGCCTCCGTGGTGCATCGCCTTGAACCCCTTGGCCGACGCTTTCCGCCTTCGCAGCAGTGGAGAATCGCCCGGATGCGAATCCAACCTGCCAGCCGGAATCTTCTCGCCCTCCGGGACGTGCAACATTGCATGAAGCGCACCGGGCTTTTCCTTGAAACTACCCTTGCGCCCTAAATCCACCGTCTTTGTGTGCATAGGAAGGTCACGCTCTCCTTTCGACGCAACATCCCATTCGCCCACATCAACGCCCTGACGCTCCAGTTCGCCTTTGTGGGCATGGAAATAGCCTTGTTGCGCTCGACTGACGTAGGGCATTAGTAGCCCTCGTGCTGCGGCTCCTCGGCTTCCTGGTCAAAGAACTCGTCCAGCTTGTTCTTTGCCTCTTCCGCCGTGTTGTGATGGTGCGGCCCGGTCACTTCGCCGTCCTTGCTCACATGGTGAGTCGTTGCAGACCCATCCTCATGATGCTCGACATGGCTATGCGCCTCGCCGGTCTGCTCGTGCATCGACCGAAGATGCTCATGAATCGCCGCGTGGTGAGGTTCCATCTCTCCCTCACCTTCGGGAAGATGCTCCTCGCCCTCTTCGCTCTGCATCATCACCTTTGCGGGCTTTGGCTCAGGCCGTCCGCCGCCGCCAATCGGGTAGTTAAACCGTGCCATTTCACTTCTCCTGTTGTGGGTTGCGTTCCATTTCAGAAAGCGCTATGGCCTGAACGGTATCCCAATCCAGGACCGGCGCACTAAATTGCGGGGGATTCATCACATGAGACGCCTGTAAACTCTGCCGAAGCACCGTTATAGCGCCCATCAATTCCTCATGCCGCTGGCGTTGTGTTTGCTCCATCGCCATGAACATCGTCAGGGACGGCAAATCGACCATTCCAAGCCACACGCGCACTCGGTCACGGATGCCCATTGAAAACATATTACACCCTACTCCCAAAATTGCAGTGGAGTCTTCGCTTTCTGACGCCGATCTGTCTCGGCCAACCTCATAAAATGGCGTTCTATCGGGTCCGCTGTCGCCACCAACTTCTCTACCAGTCGCTCTTCATGGGTCAACGGCACAGGGCTTACGGAAAAACTCATCGCCAAACAATCACCAATGTCCGGCGAAGCCAGGCCGCGCTTCTTCATATCCTCTTTCCGCTCCAACTGAATCTGATTCTTGCTCGAAAAGAAGTATTCCGGCCCGGTTAAATCCGTCTCAATCTCCGGGTCGTCCGGCACGTCCGCCGTCTCCAGCCACGTCCGCATCGCTCCCCAAACTTCCGCCCTGCGATTGAAATACATAAACGGGTCATTAGGACTGCCGCCGCCATGAAACTCCTCTATCCTGAACCATTCCGGCAACGTACACCCGCGTATCGCCTGCCAGTATTCCGGCAGCTTCGCCCGCACCTGGTCCACCACCCCGCCGCCGATACCATCCCCGTCAATTACTAGCGTCCTTGGCTGTATCTCGCAAACGTGCATCATCACCCGGCTGGCTACCTGTACCGTATCCAGCCCGCGAACCTTCTCGACTATCTGCAACTTTGCACCCTGACGGCACCCTATTACGGTCTGGTCATCGCCAAACCGCGCCACGTCCACGCTCAACACCTTGAACTCTCTTGGGTCCGGCTCCAGCGTCCGCTTTCGTGCTGCTGCCACCACGTCGCCGGCAATAAACTGCGTTGAACCCGCCCTTGGGAACTCTCCCCGAACGCGCACCCGGCAGAAGTCCGAATCCTCACCATAGTCCGCTATCCACTTTTCGATCTGATCCCGGTTGGTGCCGTCAATTCCCCTGGAATCTATTTGGCGCGTCTTCCAGCGGTGCTTGTACCGTCCGAAGCACTCCCTGAACCGGCCAGTGTTGCGCGTCGGGTTCCCAAAGACTATCCAGATAATCTCTGTCTCGGCATCGGTCAACGCGCCTTCGGTAACCTCCCAGATCGCGTCCGAGATCGCAGATCCCTCATCAAACAACACAACTACCCGCTTGCCCTTGTTGTGCAGACCGGCAAACGCCTCGGTATTCGTCTCGCTCCAGGGGATCGCATCTACCCGCCACAGCCGCTCATGCGCCTTGTCCCGTACCGTCAGCGTCGTGGCCCCCACTTGCCACCAATGGCTGTTGATTGCCAGCCGAGTCCACTTGCTTACCTCCGGCCACGTCTTTGTCCGCAACTGCGCCTCGGTGTTGGCCGTCATCACCACCCGGCAGTCCTCGCACGTGCTCATCGCCCAGTTGCACACCATCGCGATCAACGCAGACTTGCCGATTCCGTGACCGGATGCCACGGCCAGATTCAGCGGCGTATACCGATCCGGGCCGCGTAGATGCGCTCCTATTGTCTCCAGCACGTCACGCTGCCAGTCCCTGATTCCGCTCCCCGATAGCTCGCCAGGCTCACCCCACGGCCACGCATAACGCGCAAAGCCCAGAGGATCGGCGCAATACCGCCCAATGTCAGCTATCAGGTCCGTCTCTTGGCTCACCGGCCCGCCTTCGGATTGGCGCAGTCTTTATGCTCGTGCCACTCAATCGCCCACCACCACACCCGCTTGCGCCGTAGCTTCCACTTGTGGCCGCGCAGTATTTGCTTCCCGCAGTTTTGGCAGATGCGCCGTGGGTCCGTCCATGCTCTCCATGCCTCTATCCAGCGCGTCCAGCCATTCTCGCTCACCATCAGTCCCCCTTCTTGCACAGCGCACACCCGCACCTCGGATGGTGGCCGGGACGCTGATGCGCCGGCTGTTCTGTCGTAGTCTGTGCCGGCGATTGGCCATCTCTGTTCCATGCCCTCGACCGGCACTTCCCGCTGGCGCAGTGCGTCGGAACGGCCCGCGCCTGCAACCAGGTATGCCCACATACCGCGCATCGCCAAGCGTCTACGGTCACCTTCATGGTTCAATCATACACAGAAACGTATCAGATGCACATATATAATGGTTCAATCGCACACGCGGGGCGGTCCAAACGCACACGGAAAGTGGGTACCGCCGGCCACTATTCTGTCCGCCGGCGGGCCTCGGCTATCCGTACGGCCAGCTCTACCGGCCCGCCATCCTCGCCAGTGATCGCCGTTCGCTCACCATAAACCTTCGGCAGAAGCTTGCAGGCAATCCATTTGCGCGTATCCACCCGCAGACGATTGCGCTGAATCGCCGCATTATCGATCCTCACCGTCACGCCGCCATCGGGAGACGGGACTTCGCAAGTCGGTGATTCGTCAGCGATAGCCACAATTTCAGCAGCGAAATGCTCAGCCTGTCGCTCTCTCGCGCGTACGTAGGCTTCGCGGAATTCGGGATGTGTGTCAAACCATCGGTACACGGTTGACAGATCCGGCATCCCATGGTCTTTGACCACGAAAGACAGGAACTCGCCACCCGCGATGCGGTCACAGATCGCTTGAGCTTTTTCGCGCGTGTACGTTGATGGTCTACCAGCGGGCATAATTGAGTATAGCGCAGAGAGTCAATAGGGCACTTTTCCACAGGATATCCACAGATAAATGCGCGATAGTTGACGATAGTTATTGACAATGAGCGATAGTTGGCGCAAGATGGGTGTGTAGTAAAGATGAAGGAGTTGAGATGAAAAACCAAAGCAAATTCAGAATCCAAGTGATGATCGGGAAGGCACCACACACACGGCCCGTTTTCGTATGCAAAGAAACGAATGGGCGCTACCGCACATGGGATGGGGGGTGGTACACAGCCGAGAACGGCGAGCCAGAGCAGATCAAGATATGGAAGACTCGCCGGGGCGCTGAGAATTGGATCAACAAAAACACGGTTATTCGCGACTTGCTACAGCCCACCATCCAAGAGGTGGGCTGAGGGCTACGAAAGTACAACGGATGGTTCTCTGGCACATGCTCGCGGGAGCATAGACGGGAGC